CCCTGACCAATGCCATCGGGGAGTACCGAAAAGACCTGCCGCCTGGGACGTTGATCCAGAAGACCTTGCCCGCTGTGTTTACGCAGGCGGCGCAGCAGGTAGCTGACGGTTTGGATGCGCTCGGGGAGTTAGAGAAGTTATACGCGATCCAAATGAAGCGCGTGAACATCGATCACGCCATGGAAGTTACTATCGGCAAACTGCTCCCCAACATGACCGCCGAAATCCGCATGGCTAAAGACCTGTTGGAGTCCTACTCTGAGATGCAGATGGACCTGGGTGTCGTAGAGCGGCGGTTGGGTAAGGTGGACGTAGACGCTTCAGGACTAGCGATAGCGACCGCGCACTACGGCAAGGAGTCGGTCAAGCAAGTCCTGGAAAACCCGCAGTCCCGCCGCAAACTGCTTGGTCTGGTCGAACGCTTCATGGTTGTGCAGCAGGAGCGCGAGAAGTTGAAGGACACCAACGACGTGGCTGCTCAGGCAGAGGCGGACGCCCTGCAAGCAGGCGCGCTGGAGGCCGAGGTAACGGCAGAAGCCGATAGCCCAGCAGAAGCCCTCTTGGGTGAGTCGTTCGAGGCGCGAGAAGCTGTAGGGCCTATAGAGCCGTGATCAAATTCAAGCACGGGCGGAGTTGGAGCGAGCGCACGCTGGAGGAACTGGAGGGGTTCTGCCAGACCGACTATGAGAAGCTGACGCCGGACGAGCGCGAGGTGTTCCAAATCCTTCTCGACGAGATGGACGACAGTAAAACTCCTGCGGTAACGCTGCCTGGACACGGGAAGCTGGCAGATGTTCTCGGGTCCGCTGACTGGAAGACGACTCCGGTAGACATCGAGACGTTCGTGAAAGATCCGTACTTCCTTGGCGAGTCGTGTGCTGGGATGTACCCCAAGCTCCTCGAAAAGATGATCGAGCTGTTCGCCGGGGAGTATTTCGAGGCGTTCCTGGGAGGAGCCATCGGCTTCGGTAAGACCTTCTTTGCCAGCACAGGGCTGTGCCGCGTGCTGTACGAGTTGTCGTGCATGAAGAATCCGCAGAGGTCGTTCGGCTTGTCCGCCGACTCGACCATCGCGGTAACGTGTATGTCGGTGTCAGAGGCGTTGGCGATTCGAGTTGCCTTCGACAACATCGCGGCGAAGATCAAGCTGTCGCCGTACTTCAATGAGAGGTTCCAGTTCAGGGCGACCAAGAAGGAACTTAGGTTCCCGAGCAACATCTGGGTGGCGGCACGCGCGGCCACGGACTCAGGCGCGCTGGGTCTGAACACCTTCGCGGCGTTCATCGACGAAGCCAACTTCTACGGTCGGTATTACGACCAGGGAACAACGGGGCGTGTGGGGCCGCCTGTGGACATGGCGGAGCGCGTCTATTCAATCATCCGGCGCCGTATCAAGTCGCGTTTCGATCGCGGCGGTAAATTGCCAGGCATTTTGTTCGTGGCGTCGTCCAAGACAACACGAGGAGATTTCACAGAGCGGAAGCTGATTGAGTACGTGAATGATCCTCACGTGTTCGCCATCGACTACTCAAACTGGGAAGTGAAGCCCGAGGTCTTCTACGACAGCAAGAAGTTCTGGGTGCTGGTAGGCAACGAGGCGGTGCCGTCGCGCATCTTGTTGGAGGGCGAGGAGAAGGAGTTTCAAGACAACCTTCCTGAGAACATCGTACTCATCGACGTTCCTGAAGACTTCCGTGCGGACTTCGAGTCAGACATCGAGGGCAGTATCCGCGACCTGGCCGGGCTCAGCACCGTGGCGATCAACCCGTTCATTCAGCGACGGGAGAAGATTCGTGAGGCTATTGATCCTACACTAGCGCACCCGTTCACAACGATTCTGCTGGACCCTTCGCGCCCCGGAAAGTTCCTTTGGGACAAAATGGTTTCGCAGCGTGTGGAGCGCCTATCAGGCACGCAGGATGAGCTAGTGCAGAGGCCCATTCTAAATCCGCTGGCCTTTCGTTACGTGCATCTCGATTTGTCGCTGCGCGGCGACGCTACTGGGTTCTGCATGGCGCACATCGGCGGCTGGAAGGACGTGGCGCGTCGTGCTGTAGACGGGCGGCAGTTCTTGGAGCGAGCGCCGGTATACGTCATAGATTTGATGTTGAAGATCGTCCCGCCCGCAGGCGGAGAGATCATCTTGGCCGACGTTCGGCATCTGGTGTACGACCTGACGGCCCACGGGTATTCCATTCGGCGCATCACGATGGACAGTTGGAACTCGGCGGACAGCATTCAGCAGTTCAAGAGCCAGGGGTACAACTCGGAGCTGTTGTCTTTGGACATTTCGCCTGAGCCCTACGATTCGCTTAAGACGGCGCTCTACGAGGGGCGCGTCCGGCTCTACAATTACGAGCCTGTGATTCAGCAGCTTGAGCTTCTTCAGGAGGATCGCAGGTCCAAGAAACGCAAGATCGACCACCCAGCCAAAGGCGAGAAAGACGTTTCGGATGCTCTGGCCGGGGTGTGCTTTTCCCTCCAGAAGCACTTGGTTTCCGAGCCGTTGCCCATGCTAACCACGCAGCCCCTGAGTCACGATCCCTGGATGGACGTCGTTCGACCACCCTCTCCAGGCTTGCAAAGTTCGACCGGTGCTGTTTCAACTCTGGCAGGCGTTACGGCGAACAAGGGTTCTGGCATACTGCCCCCGTTCCTTGGCGGAGGCTTCGACTCTGAGAGCTAGGTGATCCTGTGGGTTTCTTCAGCGACGTTGCCAAAAAGATCACGGATATTTGGACTGGGGACAAGAACGTCCAAGTCTCCAAGCTGGCCGTAGGCAATCTTGCGGCGCGGGGGCTCTCCAGTGGGGGCGGGTTCTCGTATGGGCAGGGCTACGCGGACACCGCGTTCGTCCCGATGCTCGAACAGGATTTGATGTCCCGTTACGCTGACTACGAGGAGATGAATCAATACCCGGAACTTGCCAGCGCGTTGGACATCTTTGCGGACGACGCCACGCAGGTTGACTCGCAGCTAAACAAGACTGTGTGGGTCACAGCTAAGAACGAGAATGTCCAGAAGATGCTCATGGACATGCTGCATAAGCGGCTTCGCATCGACGAAGAAATTTGGGAAATCGCCCGCACTTTAGTCATGTACGGCAACGACTTCGAGGAGCTATTGATCACCAACGAGGGCGTTGTCGGGTTGAACTTCCTACCGACGCCTTCGGTGCGTCGCATCGAAGATTGCTACGGCGCGTTGCTGGGCTTCATCCAGACGTACACGGGTAAGATCGGTTTCGGACAGGACGACTTCGAGCTTCTGCTGGCTCAGCGGGACAAGTATCGACGGGAAGCCTGCAACGACGGTCCAATAATGAACGCTCCCGAAGAAACAGCCTTCGAGGACTGGGAGGTTGTTCACTTTCGGTTGCGCGGCGCGGTGCGTCGAAGTTCCTACGGGTTTAGCGTTTTGGAGTCGGCGCGGTGGATCTTCAAGCGTCTCAAGATGCTGGAGGATTCCGCCATTCTGTTCCGTCTCCAGAAGGCCATCGAACGCTACGCCTTCTACGTGGACGTTGGGGATCTCCCTCCCGCCGAGGCGTTGGCCTATGTGAACCGGGTACGGCAACAATACCGTAAGAAGCGGTTTGTGAACCCTACGACGGGTAAGTTGGAGCTGTCGTTTGATTCGGCGGCGCCGGATGAGGATTTCTTCGTGCCTGCGCGCGAGGGCCGGGATTCCACTCGGATCGATGTTGTGTCCGCCCCTCAGTGGCAGCACATGGACGACATCGAGTATTTCCGCGACAAGCTGTTCTCAGCGATCAAGGTTCCTAAGTCATACCTGGGACAAGAGCAGGACGTGAACAGGGCCACATTGTCGGCTCAGGATGTTCAGTTCGCACGGTCAGTTCTCCGTGTGCAGCGGTGCCTCAAGACGGGGTTGGATCAGGTGTGTCGGGTACACCTAGCGGCGTTGGGAAACGATCCCTTAAAGGTGGACTACAGCCTACACATGACGGTCCCGAGCGCCATCTTCGAGCTGGCTCAGATCGAGGTCCGAAACGCCCGCGCGGACCTGGCTGGCCGCATGAACGAGTTCGTGTCTTTGCGCTGGATGTTGCAGAATATATTCGGGTTTTCGGACCAGGAGATCGAGACAGTGATGGCGGAGCGTGGGGGCGACGTGATGCGTGCTTCTGCGGCGCAGGCGGAGGCCGACAAGGTGGCGGCTTCCATCGCTCCTGAAGTAGAAGGTTTGGAGTTGACCCCTGCCAAGAGTCTTCAGCAGCTTTCTGAGAATGTGCGGACGCGTTCGCGTGAGAAGGGCTACCAAGGCGGGATCACAAAGCGCGAGTTAGATCGCGGGGATCGTGAGGCGGAGAAGCGCGCGGCGGATAAGATCGAGCAGCTTCTTCGTAGCGATCGGGATCTCTCTAAGCGACTTCGTCGTGTTCAGGCGATGCTGGAAGACATCCGAGATATCGAGTCTC